GAACAGGGAAAGCACGCTAACACCTAATATCTCCTGCATGGCTCTACTCCTTTTTCCGCTCGGGTCTTGGCGGAGCGCTGTGCGCTTCCTTCTTCAGCCCTTTCATCGTTTCCTTCTCCTGATCCCATTCAGGCTCCTTCTCCGGGTCCCCTTTCGGGGGTTCCTTCGTGGGGTCCTTCGGGGGCTCGTAGAGTTTGGCTCTGCCCATCCCGATCAGCAGGGTCGCGTCATCGTCGCTGACGCTGACCACGTCCCCAGCCCCCGCCCGCTTCCCGTGCGCATGATTCGGGTCTTTGATCACAACACCCTTGTAGGTAATGACGATCGTCTTCATCCTTCCTCCTTCGGCGATGGATGAAGGGCCGGGCAGAAGCGCCCGGCCCTCCTTGGTCGTTATCACCGCGATCAGGTCACGCTGGTCGCCAGGGAGAACGCCCCGGGGTAGCGGACCCCTACGTCCACGCTCTGGAACGCGGTTACCTGGATGATGCCGCTCTTGCTCTGGGTGTAGGGGTCCACGACCAACTCGAGGACGCCCCACTCGGCCAAAAACACCTGGGAGAAATCCCCGAAGAAGAGATTGCCCGCGGCGATCTGGTTCGTGGAGTACCCACGGAAGCCGCACACGTCGTCGGCCTGCAGGATGTTGCCCTTCCACAGCGGAGTGTCGGTGTTGGAGAACCGGGCCCGCTGCGCGAGCAGCGCGGCCACTGCCGGGGTAGTTACGTAGGCGCAGTTGCCGGCGAGGGCGTTCGCCGCGGCTACGTCGGTCTGGAACTCGAGCATCCCGCCGTAGGCGATGCTCGTACCGGTGACCGAGCCGATGCCGGAGGTGTTCGCGATGCCGGTCGGCTGCCCTGCCGCGCCGGAGCCGTGGAAGGCGGCCAAGTCGACCGCCAGAGCGATCCCCTTGGCGAGGTCTCCGTTTACAAGGGAATCGATCGACGGGTTGGACTGCAGGAGAAGGTTCCTCGTGTAGTCCAGGTTCGCCGCCACGCTCTTGGGGGAGAGCGAGAGCTGCCCGAAGGTGTTGGCGCCCTCCGACGGAGGAGTGCCTTCGGTCACCCAGTAGGTCGTCGCACCCGCCGTGCGGCGCGGGATCACGACCGAGCCGCGCAAGCCCGAGAGCACTTTCGCGCCGAGTTGGCGGATGAGCATCATGTTGCGCAGCAGGTCGATGAACTCCGACCCCAGATGGTCGGTCCCCACGAGATACCCTCCGGCAGCCGCGGTCCCCACGGAAAGATCGCGCCGCCCGGTGCCCTTGGGGTCGGCCGGCTGCCGCATCACGTCGAACGGAACGAAGATCCCCTTCGAGGCGACGCCGAGACGCCTCTCGATCTCCGAGTGGCAGGCCCGCTCGAACGAGGCGTCCACGTTCGACTCCTTCCACTGGGAAAGAATCGCCCGGGTGATGCTGTACCGCCGGATCTCATGCTTGGACAGCCCGAGCTCCGTGACCGGGGTGTCGATCGGCGAGCCGTCCCCGATGCGCTTCAGGACGATGTCCTGGTAGTCCTGGAGCGGCATCCCCTCGTCGACCGCCTTCCGGCGGATGAATTCGGGGACGTAGGCCCGGAACTTCTCATAGATGTCGTTGATGCCCTGGACGCGGGAACGCTCCTTCTCCCGGGCGTCGTCCCCCGCCCGCTTGCGCTGCTTTTCCATGTCCTGCTCGTAATGCGTGAGATCGATGTCTGCTTTCGGCTCCGGCATGTTCCTTACCTCCTCGATGACGGGTGTAGGTGTTGGCGGCAGATCTTCCTCGCACTTCTCGTCGCCCCCTTCGGGATCGGGCTCTGCGGTTCGTCCGACGCCGACCGTCGGGTCCGCGGGAACCGTCACAAGGGAGGCCTCAAAAGGCTCCCAGTCCGTGATCCGGTACACGGGCAGCTTCTCCTGGGCCGCCAGCTTCACCAGATCGGGGGACAATTCCTTGGGTTGAATTTCCTGCAGGTAATGGACTGCATAGCCTACGGATACGTCCTTTAAGATTCCGTCCGAGACGTCCCGCCACTTCTCTTCGGCCAGGGCCGACCGCGAAAACCTGGCCGTACCCCGGGCCTTCCCGTCGTCGCAGCGGCAATCCTCAAGTACCCCCAAGTGCGCGTCGCGGTCGTGGTTGAATAGGAGGGGGATCCCCTGGTTCGTTCGGCCCAACCGCATCGCGCCGGGGGAATGATCGAGGATCTCGATCCCCCACCCCCTAAGGACCGGCTCCTCGGAGGAGAACGCGAGATCCACCGTCCTTGCCTCCTCCTTGATCTGCGCCCGGGAAAGGGTGAGCATCCGGCTTTCCCGTTTCGGCGGAACTTTCCTCCCCATCGTTGTCACCTCCAATTGAAAAAGGCCTTCCAACTTGCGAAGGCCCTTCTCGATTCGTCTGCTAAGTCCGTACTATGCGTTCTCGGCTACCGCCTTGCCGTTTCCCTTACCGTTTCCCTTGGGCGGAAGCTCGTCGTCCCCTTCGTCTGCAGGCAAGGGGGCGCTCTCTCCACCGAGGCTGAACTCCAGCCCGTATTCCTTGGCGAGCGCCTTTTCGTCGGATAGCTCCTGATACAACTCCTCGATGTCGCCGCCCGCTTCGTTGATGATCTGGGTCGCGGATTTAAACCCCGCCGCGACAGCGGCCTTCGCGGCCTCCACGTCCTTTAGCGGATCGACCCAGGCCCAGCGGCGTCCGGTCCACTTCGGCGCGTTGAACTTGGAGAGTTTCGCGTAAGGGAGATTCACTGCTTCGCTTAAAAGCGCCATCTCCAGCCACTCGGAATAGACGCGGTTTAAAAACGACTCCACGAACCACGCCTGCAGGCTCTTCCACGTCTCGCGCTCCTCGATTAAGCCCGCGCGGATCGACGAGAAGTTCACCTCGGTTAAGTCGTTCGACAGGGAGGAGAACGACACGCCAAGCCCCGCGCTTACCCCCCGAAGGATCGCCTTCACAAACGGATCGAACTGCTGGTCTGGGTATTTCGGGTCGTACGGGTGGAACTCCTTACTCCCAATGTCCTCGAAGATCCCCGGCTCGATCGTCGTGATCCGGTTCCCGGCAACGTCCTTCCCGTCTCCTTCGTACGGCCCGTCGCCCCCGGTTGGATCCCGAAAGAAACCCATCTTCGACGCTCCGACCCTCGCGTTTATGACGGCCGCCTCGATGTATCCTTTCAAGTTGTGCAGACCCACCATCGCCGGGGCCATCCATGAGATCCCCCGGGTCTGGTCCGCCCGTTCCGGGTCAAACAGGTGAATCATGTCGCCCGCAGGAACCCTCACGTACGGAGACGTTGGAACGATGGTGCCGTATAAATCGAGCGTGTTATTACGCGTGCTGACGTGATACGCCACGGGCCGTCTCCACCGGTCGATCTCCACGCCCATGCGGATGATGTTTCCGCCTGTAAGCTCTACGTTGTGCCTCTCGTCAATCCAGTCGGGCTCGATCAGTTGCAGGGAGAATCCGAACCTATTGACGTTTCTCCCCCGGATGATGCGCACGAACGCCTCGCCGTCCCGGGCCACGGTCTCAATCAGGACCTCTTGCGCCTTCCGGAAGGAGATCTTGCCGGTAACGGTGGCCGTATCAGGCTTCCCCCAGTCGTAAAAGCCCGTCTCGAGCTTGCTGTTGGCGATCCGGTCGGAGACAGCCTTGCTGTTTTCGTAGTTCACCGCCTTGACCTGGAGCGCGAAGCCCTCGCTTCCGACCACGTTTTTGCGCACGGCCCGGAGGTACGCCTTGGCGAACTCGGAGTTTTGCGACAGGTCCCGCGCCCGAGAGCGCACGGCGGACATCCCCGAGCGGATGTCGTTGTCGATGCTTGTGGCGGTTGTGAGCCAATCGCCCGAGAGCCGGTTCATGCTGGCTGCGGCGTAGGCTCGTCTTTGGCCCCGGGGAATATCGGATCGGTGGACGTATCCGCAGTCCCGCAGGAATTGCCGGACGATTCCCATCAGGCGTTACCGATTTGGGCACGTACGATCCTACTCACTCCGTTTGCCTCATCCTGCTCGTCTTTGACCTCGCGCATATACTTCGCCCGGAGCGCCAACAGGTCCTTGCTGCTCTTGTATTCGATGGTCCGCCCGTTAATCGTCATAGAGGCGACACCGTTGGCCGCAAGACTCTCAAGGGTTGCCTCGATCGCCGCCAGCATCGTCGTCGCGTGAGACATGTTTCCTCCTTACCAGCGGGTTGGAGACCAGCCGCCGCGAGGCCTTTGAGGCCAGCGGGGCGTCGCTGGGACCGGAATCTCTCCTGGGTTCCCCGGGTCGGAAGTCTCTTCTGTCGCGGCTTTTTCGGCCTGCGTCTCCATCCGATGCGCGATTCGCTGCGCGATCCGCTCTAAGTTCGCATTCAGCGATGCGTAAGCGGCGAAGGCGTACACGGCGCAATCAAGCGCTTCGTTCCTCGCTCGGATTTGCTTCCAGACCCGGGTCGGGATCCCCTTTACATGCTTGGTCATCAACTTCTCGGCGGTTAACTGTTTGAACCACTCGTCGTCCACATCCCGTGGGAAATGGATGTACCCGGGGCCGAACTCCGACAACCCCAACCGGGAGAAGAGCAGCCCCTTCGCCGTATCCGTCCCGACGATCCCTAAGACCACCTTCGCCCGAGTGCGACGGGGGGTAAGTTTAAGCAGCGGCAAGCCCGCCCCGGACCGACCGATGATCGGCCAGATGCGGCGGGATTCGCGCTTCCTGCAGAAGTCGTAGACCTGCTGAGTGGCGTGGCCCCCGGAGTCCACACAGGCCGAGGCAATCCGCAGGGCTGTACCCGTGGAATGGGGGTAGACCCTTAAGAGCCAGTCATCTAAATCCCGCCAGACCTGCAAAGAGGTCTCTGGGTTTCCGCGAAATACCGAATGGCGTATGACCCACGACTCCTCTCCTATCCCAAAACCCCACGCAGTGGCCTCGATGCGATCGCCTTGAATATCCACACCTGCGGTGAGGAGCAAAATCCCCTCTGGCAGAGGATCCCCGATCCCGTAATCCTCCCGGCGGCCGCCAAGGGCGGCGTCGTCAACGGTGATTCCTTCCTCTTCCCAGGTCTCGCCAAGGGAGGTGTTGACCCACACCCGTAGCGTCTCGGGCCGCTTCTTCGCCTCGAGGAAGTTCTCAACGATGTTTTTCCACGACGACCACGGGGAATACAACTCGTTGATGTGAAACCCGGCCGTGTGCTTGATCCACGGGCGGGCGATCACCCAACGGCCGTTGCGGATCATCCGGTGCTTGTCGCCCTCGGTGAGCTGCGCTCGGCAATGTTCACATTCGTACCTGACCCCTTCGGGGTTCCCTTTTTCGCTCTTCTCCCACTTGATATGCCCCCACTGCAGCGTCTGGTAGCTACCGCATACGGGACAGGGGACCTCGTATTGCCGCTGATCCGACTCCTCCCAGGCTTGCTCGATCCGAGAGGCACCCTTGGTCGTAGGCGTCGAGGTCAGGATCACCTTCCGGTTCCAGAAGGTGGTCGATCGCTTGATCGCGAGTTTTACCGGATCGCCTTCCGTACCGGCAGACGGTGGGAACCGATCCACCTCGTCCAGCAGCACCAGCCGCACCGGCCTGGACGCCAGCGACGCTGCGGAGTTCGCGCCGGCCATCGCGATCTGGCCGCCCGGGAACTGCTTCTGGCGCAGCGTATTCCCCGAATCGCGGCTGCGAGGGTCTTTCACAAGGCCCTTCAAGACCGGCGTATCTCGAAGCATTGGAGCAAGGCGGTCCTTGCTCCACGTCTCGGCCATCTCGATCGTCGGTTGAACCAGCAGGATCGGAGCCGGGTCCTGGTGGATATGGAACCCGATCACGTTGTTGATGATCTCGGTCTTGCCCACCTGCGCAGAGGACATGACCACGACCGTCTCGATGGATGGGTCCGAGAACGCATCCATCATCCCGCGCTGGTATTCCGCCCGGGAGGTAAACCACTGCCCGGGCTCGGCACTACTTTCGGGGCTTAACTTTCGATACCGATCTGCCCACTGGCTGACGTTCAGCTTCGGAGGCGGCTTCACCAGCCACGCCGTCTCCCTCTTCAGCTTCGATATCGCTCTCTGTACTTCCGGAGTAATCTGCACGGCTGAGTTCATCGAGTGCTTCCATGGTCATTTGCTCCAAAATCCCCTCGATCTCGGAGATCGAATTCACTCCAACGACCTGCGGGGAGGCTTTTTTCGGTATGGATAAGGATCTGGCTCGAAACGCCATCGCCATCTCGCCCCAAGCACGGCCAACGACTACCTGCGGAATCAACTCGCCGCGGACTTTTTCGTTCTCCATCTCCTGCGCTTCCGCTTGCGCTTTGATGAGCCTCGCCCGGCACGCCCGGGCGGCGTCCTCCGGCAGCGCACCCACTCCGATGGCGCGGTCCCGCAGGTACCGGATGTACCCGCGCACCGCGGGAACCAGCTCGTACCGGCCCTTCTCCGCCCGGGGGATCACTCCCTCGTTGGCGAGTTGATACACCCGCCGGGGGGATAAGTCTAGCAACTTGGAGATGACCGCTACCGGATAGGTCTGCGTTGCCATTTATGCCCTTCCGGTCGCGACCGGTCGCCGGATGATCAGGGACCCCCACCCCCCGAGGCAAGGCCCGGGACCAACGATCCTCCATCCCTCGTCGACCCACTTCTGGACGTCCTCGATCAGGATGTACTTAAACAGCCACGCGCTCGCCACGAGAGACCCTCTCGGGCTTCTTGCCGGTGAAGTTCGACCAGCGTTGCATTATGACGTCGCAGTACGGAGGGTCGAGCTCCA